ATTTTATTACATTATGATTAGGTTCTGTACCTTACAAAGTCGACTTTATTGTTGACTATGTGAGGTCTTACACCTTATTTTGTTTTAATTTATTTGTTTGTTTCTCAATTGCATAACTACAACGTACACTTCATGTGAGGGCGTTAAGAGTGATTTTCACTCTTGTCCAAGACTTTGTTCTAAATTATCGCTATCACACTAATGCAGATCCCGCGATATAAATAAACTGGATCATGATTTGATGGTCGTAACCACGACACCTCAACAAAGACGGTAGAACCGATATTGTTGTTGTAATAGTCTTAGAGGCAAAAGGACACATTCCACTTCTGAAATTACTCCATATCCTTAATAAACATGGAGAAGGACAGTTGTAACGTGCACGACCCTTTATAGGGTTAGGGCCACACCTAGGTCATGTCCTGACCTATATTGCATGTGATATGGATATCACTTGCCTAGTGCCCATATTGCTCCCGCATCTATTTGATGACGGTCGAGCGTGGGAGTTAGGATCAGTATAGCTCAGATTCGGAGAAGGGCGCAGTACCCCAGTGCGATAACCCAACGATGATGATATGCGTAAAGCTTAGCTTTTAATGAGATCTTTCACTTTTTGTGAGTAGTGTAGTAGATTTGAAGACCCCTGAATAAGGATTAGTCTAGTCTTACTTACTTACCTTGGTGATAGAAGAATTTTAAGCAATATAGCCTATAGCACATGTCCGAGATCCACCTAAGAACCAAAACCTTCTGGGATTTGGTTCTTGTTTGGATCGGGAATTTATTACAATTTAGTATGACTCCTGATTCAATCAAGAACCGGTCGCGCCGTGAGCGTGGCAGCAGCCGGGAAACCGCTGCGGAGAACGACACAGTCGACTCCCCCCCACACCAAGCATTGGTTGGGATAGATAGGGCCAAGGAGAATTGGCACGGGAAGAATAGGAGGATAAAGAGGTTAAGACGTATCCATGAAGAACGTCAAAAGAACCTCATAAAATCACCACATAAACAACAAAGTGGTGAAGAAGGTATTGATGAAAGCACATTTGCATCATCGATACCTGAGATAGTAGAAGTCACAAAGAACTTCAAAGATATTATTGGCAATTTTCCTGATTTTTGGACAGCCGTTAAATCTTATGATGCTCTAAAATATGACTCAGTATTTGGTTATGTTGAAGGATTTTTATCCTTAACCACTATACTATCTCGAGCTGATGACACACCAACTTGTGTCGCAGCTCTTATGTTATACGTAAAGACCTTAATTGGTAAAGATAAATCTCTTATTTCAGCAGTTGGAGAATATATCGAACAACTTTGCGTAACTCCTCAAGATTCGGATGGCTCTATAGTAGATGCCTTGCGCGAATGTAGGATGAATTGGCGTTTATTTCGCCACAATAGATTATGTAAGAAAGTGAGTACACTTATTACATTAATCGTTTCCCTTGGCATATGTGATGCCACTCGTTTTGAATTTTCTCTTGGAGGACTTAAAGTCATCGAAGCAAGGACATTTGAAATACAGATGGGAGCAATGGATATTGTTGATGCCATTTTTGATACACTATCTTTCTTTATTGAAGGTGGTATAAGATGTTATTCAGCAGGGTCCTTGAAACCACTATTATTTGATGATTATAAGGTTTATGAACTTGAATCTGAATTCATCACATTATCACGTATGTGGGATTTACAACAGAGTGGAAATCTGTTGAAACTTGAGGGTGTACCAGCAAGTGAATTTGATAACAGATTGGAATCGGCATTAACGTCGATGAAGAGTATGTTGCCATCATTCTCTGGATTGGATAAAAAGATCCTCACAGATAAGTACAATAAATTATTACAAATCAAAAGTGATTATGTACTGTCTCGCTTAGCGGGTGGAACTCGCGCAGCTCCTTGGACTATTGAATTATTTGGCAAGAGTAACCAAGGAAAAACCACAGTTGGCAAAGAACTTGTCGACCGGTTGTTACTTTCAGCTGGTTGTCCATTGGATGAAACCAGAAGAGCAACTCTTAATGCGTCCAGCAAATTTATGGACACATGGAAAACAGATTCCCTCGTCGCTATATTAGACGATATGTGTAATGAAAAGAGTAATTTTGTTGAAACACCACCAACTAGGTGGGTGATAGACTTATGTAACAACCAAGTCTTTTGTGCTCCTAAAGCAGAATTGGAGAATAAAGGAAAAGTATTTGTTGAACCAAAAATCGTTCTCGTTAACACTAATAAGAAAGATTTGGATGCTGGAATTTATTCTAATTGTCCTTATTCAGTTCAACGTAGGTGTCATCTAGTGGCTACTATAAAAGCTAAGGATCAATTTCAAGCTATGCACGGAGGTGTTGCTTGTGGTCTAAGTTCAGAGAAAGTAGAGCAATATTATCTGACACATGATAAACCTGAGGTGGAGGACCTTTGGGATATCGACGTAGAGGTAGCAATTGAACCACCAAAATTGTCGGAGGTCGCTACTTATGCACCCTTCATGTATGAAGGTAAAGCAATGACAGGTATAGGAATGAACGAATTCGTCGAATTAAATATCGCATTATTTACCAAACATTTAGCTCAACAAGCCGCTATATTGGAGCGTAGCTCCGTAAAAAGGTCTATTAGAGTCTGTGGAGTAGATAAATGTAAAAATGTATTTGGTCAATGTTCTAAACATTCAGATTATAAATCATTGCCATCCAAACCTGCATCTGAAACAGAGGTTCCTAAGACGGAAACTCCGGATCCTATTATATCAACTGGATTTCGGGGTCGGTTTCGAACAAGGAAACAGTGGGGAGAGGAGATAGCTGCTGAAATATATAATAAAAAAGAATCTGCTATAAAGCAGTTTTCAGCAGAAGCTTCGACCGTAGAGACACTAGCAACTAAAGCTATGTATCTTGGTCTAGCTAACCTATCCCGTTCATGGGATTGGTTGAAGTTTGTACCAGCTCCAATCTACCAATATCCTTTTGTAGAGGATCTGGTCAAACATTTTGCTAGAGATAAAATTGCCCAACGAACTAATGAATTTCTTAGAGGTGCATTTAGTTTACTATTTTTAATCTCAGCAATGATACTCAAATTTGATTTGAGTTTATATCCACTAGTAGTTATACTGTGGTTGATTACATTATATTCAGCCAAAAATGTATATGCTAGAGTGGAAAGAGAGGCGTTTGAGCAAGTTAGACACAGGTCGCAAATTATGCAACCTATGTTAGAAAAGTTTAAAAATGATAACTATAAAATGATTGTAGGTATCACTACTGTAGCTTTCACTGCTCTAGCTATAAGGAATATTTATAAATCCTATAAGCTTATAGCGCCCAAGCAAGGAAATATCGAATCTCCTACAAAAGCAGATGTAGTGGCAAGGGACCAAGAGCCTAATCCATATGTTGAAGTGACCATGAGACCCGTTCCTATTGTGGGACGTGGACGTACCATCACTCCAAGTAATATGACTGATAAGCTCAAAAGTAACTTGCTCTACTGTACTATTGATAGAGGAGAAAAGAAATTTTGTTGCAATATTCTGATGTTGCACACCAACTATTGTCTTATACCCACTCATTATTTTGAGTTCGGAGATATAATTATGACAGCCCGTAGAAATAATCCGGGATCGTTGGGTGGATCATTTGATACTCGACTTGATAAATGCAGGTCGGTCCCCA